CAATCTTATGCGTTGGCATTGTATGATTTAAATATTGACAGAAACAGTTTAAAACCTCGTGTTAAAATTGAGATTGTGAATGATGATAAAGAGACGAAAACAGAAAGTGGGAAATTTACAGCATATATTGTACGATCCGCCAAAACCGGAAGAACGAAATGTGGATTTTGCAGCCAAACCATGACGGAGGAATTGTTGACTTTCAACAGCAGAGACAAATATCATCCTGTAATCTACACTGAAACTGTGGAAACACGTAATATTTGCGAAACAATTGAAAAAAATGTAAACTACAAACCAATTCAAGAAGAAAAATTTCGTGTTGTTGTACCATCTTCCATTACTCATCTGTCACCATTACAAAAGAAAATACTCAAATTTCTGTATGCGTTGGAACTTCCAGTTTGGAATCAATTTCAACAAACAAAACCCTTCAATGTTTTCATAAATCAGGAATGTGCTCCGGAACAAGCATTGCTTAAAACCCTTGAAGGGAGTGTCGTACAAATTCTGACAGATGCAGGTAAGCAGAAACAATCCAACATAAAAAAACGAAAGCAACCTGGTGAAGTACTTACATTTGTTAGTGATACAAAGAAAGCAAAAATCGATGAATGATAAAACAAACGGAGACGCCATTTTCATTCTTAAACACACTAAAAAAACTTGTGTTTTTTTTTTGAAAACCCGTGGGTAAACCCGTGGGGAAACCAAACAAGCATGTGGTATGGTGAGCGATGTCGGTCATTGACTCGCGATCACATCTTTCCCAAATTAAAAGGCGGACACCTTGTCATCCCTGCTTGTTGGTCATGCAATCATTCCAAATCAAACCTTACAGTGAAAGATTGGGTCTATGCATTGGCGCATACATCGACCACGTCAAGGAATACTTACATTTTCAAAAAAAGGAAGAACAACAAACACAAGAAGACACACCGTTCGATTCACAAAAAACAATATCCCATTATCACAATCAAACAACTCGATGATGAACTGGAAGCCTATTGGAAACTAAAACCGAATCTTTCTTTTTCTTCTTTTTTTATTCCAAACCCGTTCGTATCAAGCGATAGTCTTCTGTTAGTATGTTTTTTTTTTCACATTGAAAAACTCCAAATAAGCACAAACAAACAAAAAAAGCAGAAATGGATGAAGACAAAGTTGCCGTCGGGGGAAAGCGCAAAGCCGCATTACAAGATGATGACTTCGCGCCAAAAAGGCGTCAGGTGGAATCTTCTTCTTCTTCTTCTTCTTCTCCTTCTTTACAAGACCACAAATCTCAAAACACAGGTATCGGCCCTGATCCTCCGACAAGCGCTCTTGACATTTATCAATTCGCGGCCGCTGGTATTTTGGCACGGTACAAACTGTGTTCTGTGGAAACAGCGCAACGACTGGTATGCCGTGCAATTGCCGTTGCCAATTGGTTTTCAACGAGTCAAACCAATACTTTGATCGCTGATGTGAAAGAGGCATCGTTTCATGTCGATCCCATCGAAAGTTCTATGGATGTTTTCACGATCCATGTATGGTTGCTGAAAATATATAATCAGTGCGACAATAAAGTAGTTATCGACTGGATTTTTCGGTCATTGTTATCCATTCGACATCCAAAGCAGAAAGAGAAACTATGGATGGACGCATCAGTATTGATGATAACTGTTGTCACTTATGGATCCATGTCTTTCCTCGATGTGCTATTGAATCTTCCACTAAACTACGGTATCGATTGCTCATTCATATACAATGAAACAACCGTAATTCATGAGTTGGTCAAACGACACGAATTTTCCACAGCAGAGCGTGCGCTTCGATCACTTACACAACATCCGGATGCGGAGACACGAATCAATCGCGTTTTGTCTCAATTGTCACTCAGAACAACACACCGCATTCCATTGCTTCATGATTGCATTGGACGTGGTAATAATTCAAATTGCGACCACATAGCAAAATTCATTGAATTTTTATGCAGCCCATTATGCACGTTCGATGATGGGAGTGGGTATGGAGTGCAAGCTCTGTTTGCAACTCATTATGAGTTTGAATTCTCATATGGTCTCTCTGGCAACAAAACTCATCAGTTATCAGCAATACAATACGCAGGACACCATCTCATGTGGCATCGTCGGACGACAGACATTCTGAACACATTGGAGAATGCACAGAAGCGTATCCTTAAATATCAAAAGGTGTTTCCCACTCTTGTTACGGAAGCGTTTGTTTTGCAGGAGGAAAGAACATTCCCGTCACCGTTGATCCAAATTATTTTGTTGTATTCCTTGACACCTGTCCAACAAATGGATTTAGATTAACATGAATGCGTTTCCAATAAAAAACACAAAAAAAGAGCACATTAAGAACAAGCCGCGTGAATAGCAACAGCCATAAGGGGAAACTTGTTCGCAATCGCCTTGATGGTAGGCATGGAGTCGTGAATGGGATCTTGATCTTGTTCTTTAAAATTCAGCCCGGCAGCTATGCACTTTTTCACAAACAATAAACATGCTTGGTAATACAGTTTCACGTCGGGATCTTGCATCTTAATGGGCATGGAAAATAGTATGGCCTTCTTCTCCTTCAGGAACGTTCCCAAGGCTGTGCAGAAAACGGTGAAGGTATCAAAGACGTTAAACGCTCGTTTCAGAGGCTGAATCTTGCCGGTATCGGGGTCTCCCACGGAGATAATCTCTGTCGGAGGAATGATATCGTCGATGAACCAGTTTTTCGCTTGTTTGCTTGTGAGGACGCGCAGATTGACATCAATGTTTGCGATTTCATCCCAATTGATACAATGCTGCCAAAGAGAGACCAGAAAAAGTTGTGTAAACAACTTGTCCTTCTCATCGTTATCTTTGTTTTGCGCTTTGTCTGCGTCTGTTGTTTTACACGTCTTGTCCTGCTCGGATGCCATCGCACCAAAAACAAATAGTATTTTTTTTGTCTGAAAAAAGAAAACCAGTGGGTAAACCCTGGGGTAAACACAATGCAAGGAAACAATCTTGAGGAACACGAAGCACCCATCACCTCTGTGACCTATTTGAATGGTGAAGTTGAAGCTGCTGTTGTGCGTGTATTTCCACCACCACTTCAAACCATCGTATTGCAGTATATGATTCCGGTTTGGCAAAACGAAGAGCTCCTTTATGAAGAATGGAATATGAAAACACCGACCTTAAACTCATTATTAAATCAAAAACTGGTATACGCAATTGATTACCGACTCATCTATGACATAAAGGGAGCAAGAATTGCATGGATCACAGTGCAACTGAAACAAACGGTTACTTTTCCGGGCAGAGACCCCAAACGAATGGCCTACAGCTGCAAAACGCCACGTCTGCCATGGACTCTTCCATTTCGAGGCAATTCTCCCAGGGCACACGCAGTCGATTCGGATCAGTTCTATGAATTATCGAATGGATCCATTTTCTATTGTCTTCATTCCAAGTATCACGAGTATGGAGCTTATTTCCGGTTTGTTGCACTGTAGTTTAAATTCTGTCTTACTCGTTTTTCTCATTTGCGCTCATTCGATTGTTTTGCTGCCGTGTTGAATACATTTTTTCAAGAACGACACAAAAATTTGCGAAAAGAAAAACACTTGGTATTGTAAAATTCATGTCGGAGACAAAGAAAGAGCTGTTGTCGGTGTTTGTGGTGACACAAAACATTGACTATGTTCAAATTGTATGTGTGAAACGCACGTACAGTGCAGCAGTGCGGGCCGTGCTTGATCACTTAAAAGAAAACCTTTATCCATTTGGAGATCAGAAAACACAAGAAACAGAACAGAAAAAATATACGGAGTGGATGGAAGCATTAACGATCGGTGAACGTTTGGCCATTGGAACCATGGGAACTCCTTATTCGCCTCTTATCTCGATGTTTTGCTCACTTTTGGACGCCTACAAACTCAGCATTGATGAAGCGGTCGTGGATGATGATTGAGCGAGTGTTTTTGGTTGAAGAAGAAGAAGGGGAAGAAAGTGAAAAACATGTCTCGTTTAACTCCTCTTGTGATGTTGCGTCTCTTCTGTATAATCTGCTTTTACGTGCAAATGATACAATGAATCCGAACCTAAGGAGAGTAGAACTTGTCGCGGCGTCTTTGCTTTAAGTCATCAAACCAAAACCACCACTACAAATACCCGAACGTTTCCTGTCCAAACTTCAGCCTCAGAAGGGGTTAGCCCAATGGCCAACGGGCGGAGGAGTCGGCACTGCTCACTTTGATAACGCAATGTTGTGGTCGGGGGTTCAATCCCAACCGACTACTAACCACCCGCATTGTTTCTGGTTTAACTATCGGAGCATGCGATGACACACTTGGTGCCACTTCTTTTTTTGTTGCTTGTTTCTTTTTTTTGCCACTTGCATTTTTTGCTGGTTGACAAGTTGTTGAAAACAAATTGGTGCACGTTAACGGATCGGAACAACAAAAACAAAAAAAAGACGCTTCAGTGCAGCATGACCGATGCTCTCGCACCAAACGGCCCCGCTGCCAAAGCCTACGGGTTACAGCACGAAATAGCAGAAGCACGTGTGGATATTGGTGATGGGAAGTGCAAACAAGACGAGTTGGAATACGAATTTCGTGTTTGCGTTCTGCGAACGAAACTTACACTGTTTTGGTTGTACAAAGAACAAGCGGTGAAAGGAGGTCTTGACATTAAAAAGTTGGATTCCAAAATCCTCGAACCGTTTCAACTCTTCTCTGTGACCTCTTTAAATGCGTTGCTATTGCGTATCGATGCGTCTTTGTCCTATCCCTGCCGTTTTTTGTCTTAAGCTTATGATACCGAAAAAAAGTTAGGTTTAACCCGAACATCTTTTTGTCTGCGTTGGTGCTTCGGATCCTTTTTTCTCTTGTCATAAAATATGATTCAGACCTCCAAATTTACCCATAACAAAAAACAAACAATGTCAGACCCTGACTTGGAAGCCGCCCTTCGATTATTGCATATTCACAGCAATGAACCACCGCGATTCGATGGTGGTCCATATCAAATTGATGCATACAGCATTGTGTCGGGAATTCCTCAATTGGAAAAGAGATTGCAGGTAAGATTTTCAACTGGCTCGTCAAGTCTTGACACCCGCAATATCGAATTTGGAATAGATCTACAAGTGTTCAGACGCGTATATTTCGCAATTGTAATCGATGATACGATAGCATACGTTGGTTTATTAAACGAAAAACCGGGTCGTGTTCGTGACGAATGGTGCTTTTCCGCAAAAAATGTACCCGTACAATATTGCTGGCGAGTGCGGAACATCGATCCGATCATCGCCTTGCGCGATTGTACTTGTAATGCCTTTCCTTCATCATTAATTCGTTTCGAACTATTGCCTTTTATACCGAATTTTATTGACGAATGGGAGACATCTTGTCGTTCATCAAATTTGTTTACGCTTTGTCGTGATGTGTCACATTGTTACTCCAATAAACATTTTATTCCCCCATGCATAGAATACATTCTTCCGTATATTCAGCCAGATATTAAGCAAGAGGTAGATCCCGTATTTGGAGAAAAACCAACGACAGAAAACCTATTAGACGTAACGAACATTTTCGATGATATTATAGACGCGACTGACTATCGAGGAGATTGGTATCGCGCTCGCATTGTATGCAAGGAGCTCATAGCTGCTCCTGACCAATACAGAATAGGGGTTCATTTCTGTGGTTGGGATTCAAGATATGATGAATGGATTCAGTACCCGAAAGAGAAAAATCGTTTGATGCCACAAGGAACATCGACAGCACGAACTGCGTATTTTGTGCATCCGAATGTAGACACTTTGCTTCCCGAATCGAGTGAAACAGTGGGAAATGCCATGCAAAAGATTGTCTTAAAAGAATACAACAAGTGGGCAAGCGTTATCTATGTTGACCCAAAGACACATAAAAAAATTCGTTTAAAGGCGTGTGCTGCCTTGTTCACTTACCAACGCGTATTGTATCCGCTTTATCGAAACCAGAGCAATATTCGTATCGCGAAAGTGGAAAAAATCCAAGCGTGTGATAAAAGGGGCCAAATTCAAATCAATGTTCCTTGTTCTATACCTGCCACACCAACAAATTACAACGATTTAATCGTTGCAAATCGTTTTCGTGTACCGCTCCACTCCGATACAAAATGTTTTTCGTTTGTTTATTACAATATCCCAACCAATACATTTCTTTATGCAATGAATAATGTGTTTCGTGATGAGTAAAATACTTTTTCTTTAAACACAAAATAACGTTTTCTCCTTTTCTTTCCTATTGGTTCTGCGCACAGACAGAAAAAAAAGCGATGCCACCATCGACTGTCTTTATAGGCAAACCAAAAAAGACGCCGCTTTCTTTGGATCTCAAGATTCTCCGAAAAATAAAGAACTGCAAAGACAGCAAAGAGTACTTCCAAGAAGCCATAACATTCTTGACAGAAGACAAGATCAATACAAAAATAGACGATCCGAATCAGATTCAGCGTCTCGCTGGATGGTCTTATTCAACAGAGATTCGAGCAACAAAAGAACCCGATGCGGATGATGATCCTGAATTGTTGTTTGTCTCTATAGACCATCATGAAGCGCTTACGGTGAAAGATATCGCCGATTCGTGGCGAAATTACATTTCATTTCTTTGCCGTGGCGCTTTGGAGAGTGTTTCATTTGTGTACGCTTTGATCGATGCCCTCAAAGTTTACCAACATTTATTTTTCGAATTGGAATGGATGCAAAGTGAAGGCTTGATTCATGTTCGGCATGATGTAAGGCTTACCGCAGCGCTTTCTTCTTCATCCGTGTAAAAGGAAAAAAAACGAAATCATTAAAATGTTGTTTTAATCAATGCATTGCTTTTACGAGATGGTTGCTATTGTGCTGCTTGTTGTGCTTGTCGTGCCTGCCCTGCCTGCCCTGCTTGTTTACCCACGGGTTTACCCACGAATTTACCCATGAATTTTCTATTTTCCCAATTAATTTTAGTACTGTATCTCTAAAGGAAACAATCCTTCTTTTTTTTCATTTCATCGCCGATATACTCCATGATAAGATGATGCATAGGATAACATGTTTCTTCGACATCTCGACAAATCTGAGATCTTTCCCATGTTGTATTCATGTCTTTAATCCATGGAAACAACAACACTATGATTACGACGAACAAATGGATGCAACCGAGTATAAAGAGAAAGAAAAGAAACACTTCGTTTCTCATTTTTTTAACGCACATTCATTTTTAAGAAAAAAAATAACTTTGATGGCCGCTGCTCTAGATCTCGACACACAAGCGACCAAGAAGGAACAAGAAAAACAAGACAAACAGGCATACATTCGACATCAAACGTGTTTGTTAGAACAATTCGTCAACGATATGTGTCTTCTTTATGAACAAGAGCGCTACGGCTTTCCACCGTTTTTTACGGTGCGCGATTTCCACAAACATAAAATTATCTCAATCAAAGATGTTGAAGCCTTGGATGAGGATGATTTGAAAGAAATGGAATTCAAAACTGGTGATCGGAAATGGTTTATGAGGGAGCGTCATGGCGTTTTGAAAAAACTTCGACCTAAGCTAAAAGAGATTGAATTTCCGGTCCAACCGTTGTGTTCTGTTTCCCCACAAGGGGTTTCACCCGAAGGGTGTAGTGGTTAAAATTTATGATGAAGCAGTTGAACAACACGAAACGTTTGTTTTTTGAGTTGATAACCACCTGTTTTATCATCATCATCATCGTCAAGTGTTAAATCGACTGTGTCTCTTGCTATTGGTTGTACTTGTTGCGCTTGTTGTGGTTGTGCTTGTTGTTGTGGTTGTACTTGTTGTTGTTGTTGTGGTTGTTGTTGTGGTTGTAAAACCATGTCCAATGCAGCAGCGGCAGCGTTTTGTGGTATTTCTCCTAACAAACCCAAATTGAATCGTGCTTTGGCTTCTGAGTCGAGTACAGCTTGTACATCTTTGACATCCTGGCGGTTCATGACCTGAAGCCCTTCTTCTTTTAGAAGTCGTTCTTCTTTTAGAAGTTTTTCTTCTTTTAAAAGTCGTTCTTGTGTTAAAAGAAGTCGTTCTTGTGTTATCTGCGGTTGGTCAAAGTTTCTTGCATAATCGTTGAAGGATATTTCTGCGCTGGGCGATACGTTATCTTCTCGATAGGAATCCATGATAAAGAATTGAATTTGTTGATAAGGATCGACAAGCCAGACACCGGCAAGGTTTCTGGCGTACAAATACGCGCGTGTCATCAGTAGTTTTAAATCATTTCCGTCATGTTGACGATTTCTTTGTTCTCCAACATCAAACATTTTGGTTAACATGCTATACACAATTCCACTACGCCTCGCATTGTACAAATAAAATTCATTGCCGATAGACCATGGCAAATGCATCACTTTGTAAGGAAAGAGCCTCAGCGTTTCAATGTTGTTCATGGCAGGATAGAGATTATTATTATCATCATCGTAATCATCTTTGCCCTCATAGAATTGCCTCGCAAACTCGAGTAATCTCTTTGGCGTCGTGTTGTACTTCACATCTTTATCGACTTCCATAAAAAGTGAACGAATCCATTGTTTTGACAAATTTTGTGTCGCTGTCCATGCAAAGACCTCTTGAATTAACAAAATCGTCATAAAATTTGTGTCTCGATACAACAAATAACGCAATAGCATGAGATTCATAGCGATGGATGGGAACCGTGACATGATAGCTGAAATGATTTCTCTGACCGCGAACAATTGATCCGATACATAAAAATCGATTTGCCAAACTGCGGGATTGAGTTTAGCGTATCGCCCAAAAAAATTATTGTTCACGGATGTGAGCATCACAATGAACCCACTAGCCTCTTCTTCCGTTTCAAATACCGGTTTTGTGTTGTGCTGGATCATATCCTCGATGATGGCCTGAGCCTCCACCGACTTTCCAAATGTACGTTCGCTTTCGACTTGAATCGTTTGCAAGTATATATCGAGAGCTTTTGATTCGTTTGATTTGTTTGGTAACAATGGAATGAGCGTTTTATAAATGTTTCGTATGCGTGCAACAAGAAGCCTGTTGTATAAATTGGCATCGCCGCCTAACGATTGTGTGTTTGCCGTTATGGAGAGCCACATTTCATTAAAATCTCGCGCGTATAAGTCCGCGAATCGTTTCAGTATGGATGGATCTCGCCTTTGAATGCGTTCCAATACGGGCAATACTGGAAAGCCGTACTCAAAGGAGTAGACGCCCAACAAATGTAACATGATGTCGCTATTCACCAATTCCAATTTAGAAACTTGAGAAATGAAATACACTCCGTTGATGATATTCATGTCGTCCCATTTGATATCTTCTCTTTCATTTCTATATAAATCAAACTCAGTAAACACTAAATCTGTTTTGTGGTACGCAATGTTGTCAGAATATTTTTGTCCACGGATAACGACATCAGTGTGAAATGCCGCATGGTAATTATACCAAACATTGTCATTCACGAACGCGTATCGGTAATGAAATACAATCGGCATGAGGTGAAATCTCAAATATTTCATTTGGTTTAAATACAATCTCTGTGCCAACGTGGATCGATAGATCCACATTGATTTGTGTTGTGGTAAAACATTACCGTTTTCGTCTGTAGGTGGTTTTAAAACAAAGAATAATAATTCTTCAAGGTATGAAAACTCCTTCGTCTCTGTTTCCTCAATATCAACATCAACTAATCTACCTGCTGTTTGAAATACAAAACGAATGATATCTTCAACGACTAGGGAAAGCCCTAGATCGTCCCACGCAACAGGTTTGTCTTTGTGTCTGAGAAATTTGTATATGTTTTCCGCGTTTGAGTATAAGCCTTCTGTGTGTGTTGCAATCAATTGTTTTAACAGCACGGCGGTGTCAGGCAATCTCATCTGTTTCATGTTCAAGAAATGTCTCATTTCCACAAGTTGTTGTTCTTCTAAAAAAGGTGCTAAATGTCGTTGTTGAACAGCGTTCGATAAACCACATGATGCTTTGCATTGTGTTTCGTTTGTATAACATTTGAGTTCAGTCCCAGGTGTCAAACTGTTTTTGATCATGGATTGCCGGCGGCATGTTCCTATTAACGGATTGATGCAACAAAACGAATCAACTTTGATGCGTTGTGCAGGGAGTTGTGTAGCAACTGCTTCGTCTCCTTTTGCGTCTTTTCCCACGGGTTTTCCATCATCTAAACCTCGTTTCCGTCCCAAAACCGATGCCATTTTTTTTCTTACTCGAACGTGTTTAATTTACTTATGGCTCATTACAGTACAAAAGCACCTGTTTTCTTACAAAAGCAAATTACTTCTAAGCGATTGTTTGTGTGTAAAAGAGACAAAGGCGCAAAAAAGGTCGTTTATCGTTTTCTTTCGTTTTGTTTTCTTTTCTTATCGTGTTGACTTCGTTCAAACGGTACAAAAACAAAGGACACGTGTCGATAACGTATCATTTTATCAGATTGTATTCGTTGGAGTAACAAGATCGTATGATGGAATCCTCCTCTATCAATAGGTGATCCCTCGGTCATCATTTCAAACCAATTAAACCTTCGAAGACGTAGACATACTCTGTACACCGAGTGTTCCGAAAATATAGGGTTGTAGAGTATTGAAGGTTTTGTATCATGCGTGTCCGTAACGGGTTCCACGAATCCTGCTGCGATTTGGGTTCGATCGAGGTGAAGCGATGTGTTAATACGCATCATTTGATAAAATTGATCAACCGCGAAAAGGAGCGGATCGTCTTCGCAGCGAAAAACAGTCATTCCATGATCCGTTTCGATCTCTTTTCGTTTTTCCAATTCTTGTTCCGTATACGCAAAGCGATGCAAACGAATGAATTTGTGTTCAAAGAGAACAAGGTCCTCCAGTTTAAGATGCCTCATAAGACTCTTCAGGTCGCGGTAAACAAACGACACATCGCCTTTGTATTGAACCACATAAGCGTGAATGTTTTGATTTAAGTAGTTATATGCAAGGAGAGACACATCTTTGCAATGTAAAACAGCCAACAGATCTTGCCAGCGACAATCCATTGTCCTATGAGTTTCTTTTTCTTTCGTTTTGTTTTCTTTTGTTTCTTTTGTTTTGGTGTGTTTTGTTTGTTTAATACAAAAAACACAAAAAAACATACAAAAACTACGAGCACAGCATTGCCAATTCTTTTGAGAGCTGACAAAGACGTTCATCCGTTTTGTCTTCTTGGTTTGGAAAGAAATCAAAGCACGTCTCTTTATGGAGAGCCCAATCCTTAATTTGACAATCACTGTTGCAATAATAGACGCCACGGCATCGTGAGCAGCGTTTCGTTTTCGTTTTATTTTTCATCTTACAAAACGCACAGTGTGTTTCTGGTTGTGAATATTCGTAATCAACGTATTCTTTTGCATTATACATACTTTGTAGTTCAGCCGTTGAACACACAACGTATGAACAATTGTAGCCCATTTTCGAAAGCCAAAGGTCGTTTTCCACATTAACGCAGATGGCGGAATGAACCACTTTATTGTCATCAGTCTCAAACATCCTGCAACACCATTCTTTCGGTGATTCAATGACTTGTCTTTTCGCGCCGAATGCGAGCCAAGCGAACAGCCGCGTAAAATTATGACATTCAAAGAGTTGCGTCGACGCAATGGGCAACTGCCAAATGCGAAAAAGTGCTTTGGACACGTTGTTCGGTACACGATGAGTGGTTGTTGTGTTGTTCTTCGAATACACCACAATGGTATAACTGTTCATGTTCATGTTTTGTTGTAGTGGTTCGTATCCCAATTTCCCGTCAAACACCGATCGTTCTGAACACCCGGTGGGGTCCCATTGAGTTGAACCGCTTTTCAAGATGAAGGAATCAAGTGTGCCACTTAACATTGTTTTTGGATTGATAATGCGAGTGATCCCATCACGTGTGATTTGAAGTACGATTGTTTGTTGATTGTCCTCCTTTCGATCAGGTGATCGACTCACTGGTTTACCCACTGGTTTACCCACGGGTTTCTCTTTCTTGTCCTTGTCAATGTTCTGGTTCAACAACAACAAAGACGCCATCTGTTTTTTTGTCTGCTCAACAACAATAAAACAACAACGGCGTGAGTTATTTGAAAAGAAAAACAAACGCGCAGCTTTTTTTTCATTAAGAACTTTAAAATCTGGTTTTTTTTTGGAATACGCTAAAAATTTTTTGTGTGATAATCACAACTCCATCGTACAACACAAAAGAAAACGAAACGCAATGGCAGCTGCTGTATGTGGTATGAAGACTTGGACAGTAAAAATTCTGTCACACGAAGGAAAGCTTGTACATCCCTGTGGCGTAACAGGTGAACTTCACCACGCGAAAGAATATGCACAAGAGTGGATGAAAAAGAACGGCGTAAAAGGTGATATTGTCATTCATGAAAAAGAACAACGCGTGACTGTGAAATTGGAGCAGTAATCTCTTCATTGTTTGCGTAAGAAGTAATCTCTTCATCGTTTGCGTTTGCGTCCAGACTTGACGTGTAAACCCGTGGGTAAACCACTTCGTTTCCCTTGATCTTGCTGTTCGCTTTGTTTTTTGCTTTGTGTTTTGCTTTGTGGTGGTGGTGGGTAAAATGGACATAACGCCAGTGTTTCTGGTACTTCTGTTCCACATAGTGAACGTTCAAGCGTAACAATAATCGGCATTGTTGAAACGTCCAAGGAGTCGTTTTGATGAGCCACACGCTTTTTTGTGGTAAAGAAATCGCCATGGGGCGAACCATACGTTTGATGAGAACAGGTGATGCGTCAGCACTCACAATCACAGTTCTTTCAGAGGGCTCGTTTACCCGTGGGTTTACCATTGGGTCTAAAACACGCACATCGAGGGACATCTTGCACAATAATTCGTGTTTACAAACAAGGGAGGAAAAAAAGAAACAAAACAATACAAACTTAAACGTTGCGTAGAGCATCCAATGTGTCTTCGATATTGTCTTTCATTTCTTTGTATAGTGTTATGTTGTTTACCCCCGGGTTTACAGTCGTGAGTTTCTGGTCGATTAACGAAAATGAAACCCCACTTAATCCTCCACCAACTATAAACATGCTTCCCTGTCCTACTGCTGATACATCGAAATGAACCGTTTCTCCTGTTTCGATTCGTGGAACGGCTCCCATCGATAGCATGGCATATGACCCGGGAGATACGGTTTGTTTTGCCGAAGCAATCCCTTGTTGTTGGCTTAGCATCGGTGTAAAAACAATCGTTCCCGTTGCTTGACCGACGTTCTGTACTAAAACGCTGCCTTGGACGTCAACAAATGATACTTTTGTGTTTGTGATTGTAGTCGTGTCTTGACTTAGTACGAAATTTTGACAGACTGGAGATACGACCGGGAAAGTGAACAAATTGAGAGTGACAGCATTTGCGTCTCCCACCACAGGTACCGCTGCATAGGGAGAAAACCCTGCGACACAATCCTTTTTGGCTTGTGTTTGTCCAATGAGAAGCAAAGCCATGACGGCGACGAATGATATAGCCCGCATCGTATTTGGGAAATGAATGAATGGTTGTTTTTGATGAAATAATATAAAAAAAAACCACACACAGAAAAAAAACAAGAAGCCGAAGGAAAAAAATGTCAAAACGGAAATTGAATGCAAACGAAAAGTTTGAGTCTGATCCAAAACGAGTACTAGTGCATGAGCTTGATACAAAAACGACAGAAACGACAAAAACGGAACAAAACGTTTTGATTGATGGTCCGACAATGTTGATTCATCTTTACAACCCGGAGTTGGATAAACGTATTTATTTGTTTGGTGATATTCACAAAGATGGGCGTTCGTGTGCAAAACAAGGGTTTCCAAAACCCACGTACATGACGTTTATGGAATTTGTGGAATCGGTTTTAAAAACAGCTCCAGAACGGATTGACCTTTTTGTCGAAACGCATTTTCCTGGTGCAAAAGACATGCAAGGCGCGGAGTATATCCGCTATGAAAACCAATCATATGGACCTCTGTTTAACTCAGTTGTACCGTATTTGAATAAACTCGGATGTTTTCAACATGACAAAGCTCAATGTTTAAAAGCATTTAATTCTAAATTACATGTTCATTATGCAGACATTCGAAAAAGTGCTCCTGATTGGGAAGATACGTACGGATTTGTCGTGGTTTTTCATGGGTTTGTTGACGAAACCTTGCGTTCTTTAACGTCACAATCACTAACGACACATAAAAATTGGTTGTTAGAAGAAATCAGTTCATATAAACGCGATCTTCTCTCAAAAGAATTGCCAGCCCATAAACACTGGTATGCAAAATCTTTGTTTTCAGAGGAACAACGATTGTTTTTGGAGCACTATATGTTACAAGCCGGACGGCATCGCCATCAATATCGTCTGTCGATTGACGACCTTAAAAAAAATCCGACGTTTACGTGGGAAGAGCCTGTGGTTACTTTTCCGCAAGCATGGGCTCTGTACAAAGGTGCGTCGATTAAAGTGATGGATCTCGTGCTGGCAGAATTAAAGAATCGAACTGACTTTCAAGCATTTAAACAACAACTGCTTTTTTTTATAACCTACTTTGAGAAGATTCACGGTATAATGTTTCACTATTTGTTGATGCAGTCGATGGATGTTTATGATATCGAACGGTATTTGAAACCAGACATTCGAAATATTATTTCATATTTGGGATTGCATCATATTGAGCGTCAAGCTCATGCGTTAACCACGTTGTTTGGATTTCAAGAAGTGTTTAGAATTCCAAATCAACATGTGCGATCGGCAGAATTGTATGGTGGTTCTCCTTTATTGTTTCCTCCAGAAGCCGTAAATGCGCAAATTGTCGAACTAACAGAAAAAAGCAAATCGACAGAACTTGACGATCGTATTTGGATGTTGTGTGAATTCAAAAACAAGAGCCGAAAACTCATTCCGGGACGGGAATTTAAATTCGGCTATGTTGATCAATGTTTGATTTACCCGCGGGTTTATTCTTTGCAAGAACCGTTGTTTCCGATTGCAAAAGACAGAAAAATACTGACCAAACGAACCATTTATGATTACGTGTTACAAAAAATTCCAAACATCAAAGCACGTGTTTTTAGTTCGTTGACAACAACGAGACAAGGTATCATCGGTTCAGTTTTTTAACAGGAAAGCTGTGTAGGTAAACTACAAAACAAGATCAAGAATGGAACGATGATACGCATACGATTTTGTAAGTTCTACAAGGCCGTCAATTGCAAGTTGAGCTGACAAAACACGTGTCAATTCGGGAATTTTTTGTGCAGCCAGAGATCGGATTTTTATTTTTACATTTTGAAGATAGAAAATTATTGAATCAAAGCGCGCCTTTTCATCTGCAGTCCGTTCGTATAAGCGAAAAAATCGATTGATAGCCGCTTCTAACGAAGTAGTCTCTTTTTCATAAAGTGAGCGGGCGGTAGCATTTATAAGACGCATTCGTGATCCGTCTTCTGTGATCCATGTGTCAATAATAAATTTCCAAAGTGGTATATCAGCGTCGATATATATTTGCACGTCATCGTTAATCAATGGATGATAGATACGATCATTCAACGTAAAATTGGACATTCGATGCATTACCGGACTTAAAATATCCAAATGGGCATCTTTGCTGTCTTCTTTTACCATTTCCCTTTGAGTGTAACGATAAGCAGCCCAAAAAATTTTTACGGAAACATAGCGGAGTTTACCGTTAAAATCGGGCCCCTCTTCTTCCGGCAACGTTAAAAGTTCAGCCGCAAGAGCGGGCCAAAGTTGAATAATGCTTATAAAGGAGTTGTATCTGGATACTTCCACCTCCTCCTCATGATTTCCTTCTTTTTTTTCACGCTCGATTCGTTCATCTTCTTCTTTTTCGTGCTCTTCTGGATATAAAGCAAACGGGTAGTTTGCGTTGCACAGTGCGTGAAATGAACCAAATGGTCGCAACAAATGGATTAGAGTATTCGCTTTACTCCTTGATGGTAACGAATGATGCCGCGCGGATGCCAGAATCCGTCCAATCACGATCTCCGCTACGCTTCTGTTCGGATACTGCAGCAACTGTGGAATTGGACTTGCTTGATCACCTTTGTACAAGTATCGAATGAGTTCGCCTCGATGCAGACAATATGGATCACACTCTTGAAATGCGGTGGATATGGATTGGAAGGTATTGTGTAATTCGTTGTTTGTTCTGTGTAAAGCAGCCAAATCTAAATCTTGATGCTCTCCAGTCAGCGCTTTACGCCGTTTGTCGTGATGTTCATTGTCTTGATCTTTATTATCTGCTCCCTTTCGTTTTGCACCGCTTGTTGTCATGAGGGAGAAAAGAGTTTTCTTGATTTTTTTGGGGTCCTTCAAATTGTGTTCACAAACTCACAAACTTGAGTTACGACAACCAAGATGGCTTCTTCTTCTTCTTCTTCTTCTTCTTCATCGTCCGAACCGCCCTCAAAGCCCGTTCAACCACCTGAACCCGTGAAATTTTCGGAGCTTTGGCGAGTGCAAGTGGCTCTCTCTCAACTCAACATCGAGTTCGATTCGACTAAGTTGTCACCAGCATGTTCAAAGAACATTTCAAAAGCTAGCTTGAACGAGCTCTCTGTGACGATTGACAAACTTCTGCAAGAAAAACGCATCGATGATGACAAAAAGGCGGAAACGAAAAAGGCGGAGGAGCAGAAAACTTTGGTTGAGTGTGGATTCAAGCAAATAATGAAGTATGACCGAGGCGAACATTGCGACGTTCCGTACTTGGAATTTCATGGTGCTCCTCTGATTGCGTTCATGCGCAAAGCCACCATCATTGATGAATTTCAGAAAACAACACCGCTTGTCCGCATGTCGTCGTTATTCTCTCAACTTTACGAATTCGATGATCCTTTACGGGCCGTTCGTAATTTGAAGGCCACGGATGCAAAAGCCTTTTTGCTTTCTTCATCACAAACAAAACCACGACGCAGTGACAGTTATTCGCATTTGGACAGTTTGATGCAAAAACAAGAAGATGAGAAAAAAAACCCTGATCAGAAGGAACCAGTGAACAAGGACGAAGAATTTAAAACGTCGACCATTAAACAGGTGACCAAACTTCAAGAGCATTTGCGTGCTGCTTATACGTCGGAGTACGACGCAATTGATCGCATGAAAAGCCGCGGAGAAATCGATCACCAACATCTTTGGGCAATTTTCCCGCTGGGAAGCGAGGTTCAGGTGGATGTGATAGCGTCGAAATTAGGAGCCGGTGGCATTGTCGTGTCAAAATACTTTGATTATGAAGGTCAATTTGTTCTCAAGTGTAAAGCCGTAAAGCATTTCGGCGCGGATGGACTGTATATGGTTCATGAAACTTGGAAAATTGGTGGATACAGTGGTGTCAAAGCAATCAACTCTTTACCAATTCAGATGATTACGGAAGAGAGCAAAAACAAGATGATGGCGCGCGGTGTGTTGTCATTGAAACTTCACCAACGTCCCGTAATGGCCGAATACGATGGTCTTGCTCTGACAGGTACGCTCGATGCCCCTGCGATTTACGTGAAGGGACGTGTGATGCTGGATCCCTCGGAATACCAGGAGACGTATTGGACGGAAAATCGACACTATAAATTGTCATCATGGAATAGTAGTGACAAAGAAAAAATGACGATTGCAATGGATTCCGATATGATGAAAACGGTCGGTGAACAAGCATGGCTCGTGTGGCCCTTTGTTCGTGGGTTTCATTTGAAAACTGGATTTCGTGATTTTGCAGTGGAATACGTAAACACTGACATCAAATTCTCAAATACTGCATTTGATACCTTAGTCATTCCGACCAAGGCGATTGGAAAAACAGGAGGAATTCCCATCAATTACAAAACAATCATTCATTCTTTAGTCAAATTTTACGGGGTGCAAAGTGAGGATGTCGTCAATGCCAAATCTCAACAATTGACAATTCTTATGCACGGCCCGCCAGGAAGTGGCAAAACATTGACCGCTCAGGCAATGGCGGAAGCTCTGCATAAACCGTTGTATTCTGTACCGGTCGGTCAATTTGGTACGACATCGGCAACTGTGTTAGCGGAATTGAAAAAATGCTTGAAGCGCGCAACACGGTGGAATGCGATTCTGCATTTGGACGAAGTGGATGCTTTATGTGAAACTCGCAAAGTTCACGATATGGAAGGTAATTGTATTCTGAGTAACATGCTCGTTGAGATTGAGAATTTTGTCGGTATTTTGTTGATGACCACCAACCGATGTGGGTCGATTGATCCAGCACTGCAGTCACGCATGAAATTGATTGTTCCGTTCGAACCGTTAAATATGGAACAGCGTATGGCGGTGATTGATTCACGTCTGAAATCCATTCGATCGAAAGCTGACAACAAACTTAGTCTTGACGTGGACGTGAAACAAATTGCGAAGGAAGACCTGAGTGGACGCGACATACAATCGGCGTTTTTCATTGCAGAAACTCTGGCGTATGCATCGGATAAAAAATTGACGACGGCTTTATTGATGGAGACGATCGCGATGCAAAAGCATGGTCAAGAAATTGCCACGAAAAGTAGTTAGTGTGTGTGTGTGTTGTTTTTGTTTTTTTTCGAACAAAAAATCTTACTTTCGTCGCTCTTCACGGACAACATCGACGACACTGAGAACAAGTACAAAACAGAAATAAAAATAAGAAACACACAAAAATGTCGTTTCCCCATCCCTATTCCTACGTTTATTATCCGCAGCCCATCATGATACGACGTTATGGTGGAATCAATTTTGGTATTAAACAAGGAGTGGGTCAACAGTGCCATTTCAATATTCAATGTCCGGATGGGTACATGTGTGGAGCGGATCCCAAGTGCCCTATAAAAGCTACCTATGCAGACGGAAGAGCAGCTCCTGGATACTGTTCGGCAATTTGTGTAAAACGTGACATTTGTCCGCACTGGTGGAATCACTGTGGAGCAGGGAGAACGTGTGTAAACGGGAAATGCGTAGATTCTGTTTCTCACAAAAAAGGTGGGTCATTTTCAAGAAAAACAAAACGAACAAGAAAAACGAAATAAAACCTTAGGTGTCATCATTGATATGATCAACCCATTGTTCTCGATTCCATATCATGGCATAGCGTTTCACGTGTTCCAAAATGTCCGCCTCATATCGACCTTCGCCTTCATAAAAGCGTTGTGCTAAAATAGAATCCAGTGGATCGTCTTGGGAAGGGTTGAGCATCAAGGAATATAACCCTTGCAGAATCGTGACAATCGTGGTTTCCGGTGTCCAATTTTTATCCAACAGGCTGTAGCAAATGCGTCCGGCAGTGTTAACATTGCAATGCTTGATCGGTGTTACAAATCGAATCACGGGTGGTTCATGTGGATAGTGTTCAGTGAAATGAATATATAATTGCCACGTTCCACCCGCATAAGGCGTCGAATCAGGGCCTTCCATAATCAATTTCCAAAACGACACATCCGACTCTGCATAATAAATGTCAAACGCAGGGTGTTTCGTGTCTTTGGCGCATGCCAGTTTCATTTGTTCATAAATGATTTTGATTCTGTCGTTGCTTTTGAGGTCGTCCAAAGACTTCTTTTCCTTTTTCTTTTTCTCTCCTTTGGCTTTGTGTTGTTTTTGATCTGCATCTTTTCGTTTTTCTTTTTCTTCTTCTTCTTCTTCTTCCTCCTCCTCCAAACGAACGACGACGAGTTTCAGTTGTTCTGGAACCTTTTGTCGCTCCGTATAATTGGTATACACTCGACGATCTCCAAGCGCTCTCAGTTCCGATATGTTGTACGTCCTCAATTTCGGAACAAAAAAATTAGGTTCCGTGCGTTGATGACCGCACAACATGGTGTCCGATTCGCAAATGGCGTAGATATCAACAATATTCTTCGGAACGTAAACGATACCTTTCGATGCATGTGTAATACTCGTCAGGTCTTGATTGGACGTACCGACTTGAATACTGTCCAATACGATTCCATATTTTTGCAATTCGATTCCAACAGACATGGCCGTATTTTTGGACCCTTCATCTTTACCATCACTGAGAACAATGATGCGCAATTTGGGTTGAGTCATCGGTTTTTTCACAGATGTTTTTAATCGTTTTTTCATCAAATTATCGCGCCATTCCAACAACGTCGCAATCGCCGTGCTCACCGCGTCAAATAAATGAGTATCACCATCGCCTTGTACTGTGTCGATCTTCTTTCTGAACATATCGAAGAATGATGTTGGTTTCGCTTTCTCTTGCACGTCTGAACCAAATGTAATCAATCCTAATTTTTTCGGTAAATCATAAGAAACTAAGCGGTTGATATAGGCACCAAATAGTTGTTTGCAGATATCGAGACGCGAAATATGATCACGCTCCTCTTGTTTTTCTTTCTCCCAATTTCTCGCTCCTTCAATGTCAAATCGAATCGGTTTTAAGCCTTTATGTGACGGATCACACCATTCATCAACACCAGAGACATTATGAAGCTTAGGATCGTCCATTGTCAAATATTCAGATAAATCATTTCCTTTTACCACTTGCGCATAACAACGGCGATCTCTCGTGATTCTTTGATATTTTGTCCATAAATCAAACTCTGATGGTAAAGAGAAGCGGTGTTGTTGTCTGGTAATGCAAATTAAAAGCTTTAAATATTCGGTGGGGTCACATTCACCGACGACATAACGCCTGTTTTCTATATTCCAGTACTGACCGTAAGAAGGAATCGAGATGGTGTACTTGAATGAGGAATGATCTTTCATCAAAATCTGTTTCGCACTTCGATGACCGATGACGTATACGGTCAATTCTTTTGCACCAGGTTTTGCCACATCACCCAACGTGGTATCGACTTGATTCACAATCATTGCATCATTAGTAAAAAATGTATGCCCTTCATCCGCATGGAATGCGTTATTTTCGCGATTTAACATTTGCGACAGATCATGAAACGTGGCGTTAGAATCGATTTTAACAATCTGCCGAACATCGGTTGCCGTGCAACACTGAACAGTGTACGTAGTGGTGTTGTTTGTTTTGTTGTCTTTCGCTTTTTCTTTCTCTTTTTCTGTCCCTTTGTCTTTCCCCTTGTCTTGTTGTTCTTTTTGTTGTTTGAGGCTGGATTTCAATTTGTCTTTGTATTGAGAAATCATCGATTTCAATGTTTTATTGGGGATCAAGTGAGTACCGCAGCGCTCTCGTGTCAAGGGCGAAAAGGAAGAGCGTTTGAACCATTCTTCGATATTGGTGCGGTCATATGTAAATCCGTCTTCTGCAGTAACGGGATCGACCATAAGATGACAACCAATGGGGCATTCAAAATTTCTGTCGACGTCTTTGTCGTGCTCTTTCTCTTTGTCGTGCTCTTTCTCTTTCTTCTTTCCATTTTGCTTTGTTTTATTACTACCGGATTGAATAAGCGTTTCAAACACCGCTTTCCAAGCGTAATAGTGTGTCGCGTCTTGAAACAACTTTTTAATTTTGGACACCTCAAAGTGAGCGAGAACATATTCTTTAATCATAACGTCTTCGCCGTGACGATTCGTCATTTGACCGTACAATGCTTGTGATTTGTAATCACAATAGTTCATAAAATGTGTCACGGAAGACGCCTGAATGGGTAAGAGCAATGTTTTATGGTGGGTTGTTTGTAACATGTCGGAGCGTTTTGTTTGATAGTCTGCAATCCACTGGGTGATTTTTGCTTGGTACAGCTGAGTGTAGGTCTCCTCTTTCGACATCCATTTTAACTGTTGTTGTTTTTGCGTTTCTTTATCTCTATCTGTTTCTGTTTCATTGTCGTGCTTCTCGATTCCGTTTCCATTCGCAAATTCCATGGGCAATTTCATGCTGTCGGATACGTCAAGACAAATCATGATCGCTTCGTCTGGTTCACGTTGTAACATGTTTTCCAATTCTGAAGCGCTGATATCCGTATTTTCCATGTCTTGCGCAACACGCTCGGCATTGTATGATTCTTCCGTACCGCTTGCGGGCGACCATGCGCTGACCAAACCATCATCGCCTTTTGGTCTGCCTGTGAAAATGACCATGTGATGTTGAGCGTCGCGGGTCAGACAGGGTGGTCGTACACCGGTAAGTGCACCGGGTGAAATCGTAGCCAACGCCACAAACGATGAGGCTTGACGAATTGCAGTGTCCCACGTCAGTACATTGCAAAACGGTGTATAGTATGTTGTTTCCTTTTGCTCTTTTTGTTCCTTTTGTTCCTTTTGTTGTTCTTTTTGTTCTTTTTGTTTGTTTTGCATCGGCTCGCATCGCAAACAGTATGATAACAAAATGTGAGCTGCTTCAAAGATTGTATTGTCCGTCAACGTTTTGATGGGCGATATCATTCTCTTGAATGTCGAATACAACATGTTACTGAGAAGTTGTCGTTCGGCCATAAAAAAAGATTGCGCTGATTTTTTTAACAGTATTCGGAGAGCATGAAGGCCAGCTTTTGGCCATCGTGACCACGGCAAATGTTGAAACCGATAGATCATGTCATTCTGTGTTTTCGCTGGATATGTCCACACTGAATCGTCGTTGTCGTGTTGTTGTTGTTGTTGTTGTGCGGTGTCAAGTTTTAACGTTTGTGTAACCATGTACAAACAAGACAACAAACACGAAACACCTTTGGTCGTTTGTTCACAAACGGCCGGTTGCCATCCTTCGTATGTCGCGGCGTCAAACATGGACAACAACAGTGGCTGTATTGCAAATCCACGTGCTCGTTTTTCATCTTCGCCGTTGGGATTGAAAATGGAGGGGACGATACTGATGGAAACGAGTTTTTCTTTTGCATTGTTGATCAACATGGAGTGCAAAACATCCGGTTTTAAATGTGAGGATACATATTCCCCATCGATAAAAATGGAAAGGAAGGAGCGTTTCACGGGATCCGCAAATCCCTTCAATTGCAATGTTTCCGGCAAGATGGATTGTGTAAACCCGTGGGTCAACCCATGGGTCAACACATGGTATAACGAATGACCATTGTATATTTCTTGTCCATTCTCAATACCATCTTGCTTGTCTTTTTGCTCTTGCTCTTTGTTTTCTTTCTTTTTTTCATTCTCTTTCTCCTTCGTTTTTGTTGTGAACTTCAAACGCAGCGCCTCTGGTTTATTTTTGTTCCATTTCTGGGCAAAGTACTTCCGAATGTCACAGATATCCGTATCAAGACTAAACACTTTTGTTTCGGCTTGAGCTTGACCATCATCATCCACCATGTTTGCACTCGGATCATCATGCCGGTACTCGACGGGCACAGTCACATAGTGTTGATGATGAAAAATATCACAGATTGCAAATAATAGACAATCTGTGTTGAAATAAGTTTGTGCGATGTTCATGCCGTCTTTTTGTTTCCACAGGATTTTCATACGCTGATATTCGTCATTCATAAACAAAAATTCGCTTGGTTTTAAAATAAACGGGAGTTTCTGATAGAGATCGTTGACAGTCGTCTTTGATGACACGGGAATGAAGAAAGAACGTCCCTGATACCGAACAGTTACAGTTATATTTTCGTTTGCTTTTTCTATGATTGTCCCCGTGGTGGGCGATGGCAAGTAAAGTATGATATCTTTTGGAATAAATGTCCAAGGGAGTGCGCAGCTTGGACAGACTGACCGCCAGGACATGGAAACATAATATTGCGTGAAACAATGGGTATGAAAGAAGTGTCCACATTTGCCTTGTACAAACGTGCATTCGGTTCGTTTTTGTATTAAAGTCTGTTTTTCTTGTTGTTGTTGTTGTTGTTGCTGCTGGTTTTTAACCTCACGACATTGAAGACATAGTGCAAAACATGTCTTACGACACAATGAACAGTCAGGATTGGATTGATCTTTGTTGTTGTTGGCTTCTTTTTTGTCTTGTGTGTTGATCGGGTGTAAAAACGCGTCCGAAATCGTTCGATGCAAATACAATTGATCGCAGTGACATGTGTGTGGTTTGTTTACCCCAGGGTTTACCCCAGGGTTTACCCACCGGTTTATTTCTGCAGGATCACAAGGTTTCGCAAAAACAATCTTCCTCGTGCTTAGTTTCGTTGCTATCATTTCGCAAAAAGTCACATAAGGCTGAGAAGGATCAATTTGATCCGGGTTGTAAGAAATCCGATCGAAATCACATGAATCACCGACGAGAATGCATGTGTTTGTTTCTTTTTGTTTGTTAGTAAAAAGAACAACACCGTTTGCTTCTTTTCCGTCTTTACCATCGGGTTTTTCTTTGTTAAGAAGTTCACCTGCCTTTACCAACGGGTTTTCCACCTTTTCCATAGGTTCCATAGGAGCACCATCTGCCCCTTTTGCTTTCTTGTTCTTCTTCTTGTCCATGGTGGGTCTCGTTTTGGGACTCTTGAACGTTTTGCGTTTTGGCATAGGTCTACGCAAAAATATATTAAAAAAAAAATGTTTCTTTTTTCAAACGGTTTGTTTTTGCACAGACTCAGAACAACAAACAAAATTATGTTGCCTTTTGAAGAACATCGAGATCGATAATCGACTGATGGAATGCGTACGTCTTTGTAATTTCAACAAGAGGAATGATTTTCAACCAGATCGACAAAACACGCTTCAATTCGAGAATTTTTTGAGGAGCCGAATGTCGAATGTCGGTTTCTTTTTGTTGGAGATACGTTTCAACACATCTCGTGTATGTCGAGAAACCATGCGTTGATTGTAATGATAGTAAGATAACGGTCGTTACAGGAATTCTGCGTGCTTTGCCATTTCTATTTCTATAAGGATGGTAAGTGGTTGCATTCACAAGTCGCATTCGACATCCATCGTCCGTCATCCACGTGTCAATAATATAATACCACAGTTGTATATCAAATTCCGACAATGGCCTCATATCAAAGCCACTTAACGGATGATATCGGCACTCATTTAACGTATAAGACGACATGCGATGCATCACCGTGTTAAGCAGAGTGATACCCGTACCGTTTGGAGCCATATTTGCTCGTCTGCTAACAAACTGATACACAGCCCAAAAAATTTTAACGGACACGTAGCGAAGCTTGTGCCGAAAATCAGGACCTTCTTCTTCGGGTAATGTCAATATATCGGCCGCAAGGGCAGGCCATATTTCAATAACATCTAAAAATGCATTGTGTTTCGAGAATTCAACTTCTTCGTCGCACGTCTCGTTGTCATCAGGGTATTGAATTGTGGCGTCTTCGCTATACAACGCAAACGAATGGCTTTTGTTGCATACCGCGTAAAAAATGATCCAAACGGACGCAAAATACGGATCAGAGCCGTTGAAAAGTCACGTGATTCTAACTGAAATGAAAGCGGGTGATTCTGATTTCTGTATGGACGTGCATGTTTAAGGATTCGGCCAATCACCACCTCCGCCACACTGCGATTTTCAAATCGTAACATCAATGGCGGTGGCTGCTTGTTATTCCCATTTTGCAGGTACCGAATGAGCTCACCCCGATGCAAACAAATTGGATCATACGAGTCAAAGGCCTGACATATGATCCTGTATACAACCACATCCACATCGTCGGGCTTTTTTTTTTCTTCAGATTCGTCTCCGGCGCACAAGGCACGTTGTCGTTTAGCAGGCTGTGCTTCATCATGCTCTTGCTCGTTTTCTTTTTTCTTTTTCTTTCTCTGTTTGCGATTTTCGTTTTGCACCAACAGGTTGCGCCATTGTTGAAGACCGCACAAAAAAGGCCGTTTCTTATGTGTATGATTTTACTTCACCCAAAAAATCCGAAAAAGCAAGCGATGGATGAAAAGAAGCGAGTAAAACATCAATACGTATTACTTGGAGGCATCAAATTCTACACTGGCCCGCCTGACGGGTATGTGGATGCGGTTCTAAACGGAGGGACTAAAATCTACACGGGTTCGCCTGATGGTTATCCAGATGCCGTCATGAACGAATTGGCCCAACAAAAATGCGAACAGAAAAGAAGCGCTGTAGAGGATGAACTCGTATTGCGTTGTGTGCTGATTCTCATTACGTTATTCTTGTTGCTTTGTTTATGGTTGTATCTGAAGTAAAGGCTGGTGTGTTGCACGTTCATTTACTATATCAGCAACGCGTATCCATACTCATGTCTTCGTGTGTGTTTTTTTTTCTCATTTCAGATAATGGCAGCTGGCATCAAGGACGCAGGAGAAGCCATCGACGACGCCAAGGTCATTTCCGCGGTCGGTGTACCATACGTACCGCTTATAAAAGTTCCGAAGGGAGCAACGATGAAGGTTGAAGTTGAACAAGATATTATCAAGCACATTGCCTTGTGTCATGGCGCTGGAAAATGGTGTGTGAAACAAGACATGAAAAACATGTTCATTCGCGACTGCAAGTCCAGTGGGATTGTCGAGAAAGGTGCTCAGGTATACGTCGACTTTGACGCATTGGGCAAGGACGTGGTCATTGACGTCCACGCAGGCGGAGAATTGATTCATTGCCGCGTGTCGATGATTGAAACACACACCGAACGTTGGACGCCGCTCGATCCCTCCATTCCTGGGATCGACATTAAGCTATCAGCACTTTCTCGGTAAAAACATTTGTCTGATAAAACACTCGAGCGTTGTTTCTGTTTTGTTTTTTGTCCTGACATGTTGTTTTTTCTATGACACCATCATCCTAACCTGCGCGTGTTGTCAATCATCGCACAGGAAATGTCGGTCGCATGTCGTCACAAGATCAACGATCTCCACATGACGAAAATCGAAGCGGCTGATATTACGGTGGATGAAGTCAAATCAATGTTACGGCTGTATCTGGTTCGAATACCAACTGATGAAACCGAATTTAGGAGCCGTCGGTTTCTGAATAGGGTGTTGTCTTGTCATGACGGGGTGCCGAACCTCGAGCCAAAAGAACGTCAAACGCTGTCGGCTGCAGTGGTATGGGTTTTGACTGATCAAAAGGGCCGCTTATGCATAACGGGCGATGGTGATTGGCATTCGTCATCGGAAGCCCGTTGTGCCCTGTACAATGCCCTGATGCATTGTCCAGGTCTGATGTGTCAGTTGGATCACTATGAGCAAAAATTGGAAAAGGAGTCTTTGGTTTCAGATGCAACAGCAGCACCGGAACGCAAAAACTACGGAACCATTTTGCAGATGCTGATAAGTGATCCGTTCAGGACGACTGAAAAATTGACTCATCGGATGGATTCGTTTATGACCACCGAACAAGTATATCAACTCATTATGCTTCATCACGATCCAGTAGAGGCCGCTGTAAGGAGCGGTGCGTTGGTTGTGTGGTGCACTCGACTTTGTGATGTGCGCAGATATGCACCGTTTATGCATTCTGCTACACCGACGACCTCATCGAACATAAGTACTATCGTGAAGATGGCTGCTGTGCTATTGACGCCTTTCCTCTCTCCTGACCATGGTTCAGGATGCTTTCGCGAAGACCGATGTATTGAATACGAAGAAGAGGTCGTGAACCCGAACAAACAAGAATTGTTGCAGCTCGCACAAGATGGCTTGGCGCAGGGCTTCGCACAACAAGGCTCCTTTGAGGAGTTTGTCAGATATAGCAGAGCAGCTTACACACGGACCTACCACAAAGTCAAGGTGACTATGATTGAAGCGGTACACAGACGTATCAGAGAAATCGAAGAAGAGCATTCCTACATGAAGGCCAAAAACGAACTGTCATCCTTACTTGCCGCATTGATATCGGCAAAAGAACGACACGATGCATATCGACACTCATTACCTGTTTTCATAGCGCATGCTCTTCCGACTCCTCTTCGACATAACATTCCGCAGTTGATATCCACGTTTTGTTGTTAGCAAAAAAATATTAAGTCCTGACAGGGGTTCGAACCCTGAACCTTCTGATTCGAAGTCAGACGCGCTTCCATTGCGCCATCAGAACTGAGTAAAGACAAGGATTTTTCTCTGTAGTTTTGGTCAGAAACATCTGTCTGCACGCACATGCAAGCGAGAAAAGAGTTTTTTTTCAGTCATCGTACCGCCAAGAATTGTCAGCGACAGACATCAATGACTTCGATTTCAAACAGCGCATCGCAATGGTATGATCTTCGTCTTGTCTCGTTTTCGGTAACAGAATTGTTCGTAGTTCTAAAAAAAATATGTTGAAAACAACATTGCTTTTCTTGTTGTTGAAAACAGCAAATCTGTTGAAAACAGCGACACTCCAACACAAGAATGTCGTTATCGTTTCGGGCAAGGCTTCGCCCACATCCTTTCCAGCACATTTTGACCAGCGCAGAAGCGATGATTCGACTCCAGCAACTGCATCACCAACAACGACAACGGCAAAAGTTGTATTCGCGACGACAGACATTTCATCAACGACGAACAAAACTAACAAAACCAACGCATCCGCATCGTTTACAACCAGAAGACGGAAACCGTTTTGAAGTGGATGCAAAAGACCACCGCATTCAACGATCGTGTAATAATACACGATGGAAAGAGCGCCTCCTTCCGCATCAACAACCACCAGAAGGAATCTATCAGCAACAAGAACAAAAACAACAAAAACAACAAGAACAACAACGACAAGAAGATGGAGACGATGAAAAAAAGAAATCCATATACTTTGCGCCACATATTGTAGAAGCCGAACGGAATCGTTCTCTTCGCGTTGAAATCCCTTCCAGATCAAACGATGGGATTCTTGTACCAGATGAACCGTGGCAGTTGCCAAAGAAAGAGACGAGTATCGCTCGGACGCCTGGCCATTGTGATTCGACACCCATCAAAGCAGTAATTTTTGATCGAGACGGCACGCTTACCGATAGAGACGCATTCGAGGCTTTACCGCGATCTGAAACGCCGGTGTTACTGCGTTGGTTAAAGTTACAAGGTATTAAAATTGCAATGGTCACAAACACACATGCATTTGCTTTGGAGCGTAGTGGGAATCCATTATATTTTGAACCTCTGCAACTTGACGGTTTGTTTGACATGGTATTTACATTTGATCATTTTCCCGCTAAGCCACATTCACAAAGTGTATTGCGATGTTCATTGATATGGCAAATCCCCCCGGAAAACATTATTGTTGTGGGAGATTCACCAGACGATTTGGATGCTGCCCGTTTCGCCGGTATGCGCTCCTTTTGGGTGTACAATAAATTCGAACGAATAAAATTTGGAAAACCGAAGGCAGACGATGAACACATTATCGATACCGTGCGTGTGCGGTATATTCCGACATGGGAAGGTGCCGATCTGAAACCATTGTTTAATATTATACGCCGCTGTAACGGGTTCAAAACGTTTGATCAACATTCATTGCAGCACTTACTGAGCAACGTTGAAGGAGAAATTGAGAGTATAAAAGCAATTGTAAAGAACAACGAAGGTAAAGCAGTAAAATCTGTACTTAGTATTTGGGATCGTGTGAATAAAATGTACGCATCGGATGAAGGCTTTTCTGTTTTGAATACTGATCTTTCATTGGCCACATGGTCGCCGTGCATGATGCGAACGCATCCTCGCTGGGCTTCCACCATCAATAAAGCTGTTGGTTTAAAAAAAGTTGTTCTCTTCATGGAACAGACATGTGGCCATCGCTGTTCCATGAGGCACATTGTGTCCGATGGTGAGCGATATGATGCGCGTGAATGCAAACCATACATGGAAGTCATTTTCCGGCAAGATCGAACGGATGCCAAATTGCAGCAAATCTCTCCTACTCGACAACAAAAACAAGAACAAAAACAAAACAAAGAACATGCAAGATATGCGGCTGTTCTTGCCAGCACACGATATCAACGATGGAGAGAGACCGTAACAGATTTTGGAGTCAATCTTTATGTTAACGAAGACATGGATGATGTGTTGCGTTCGCTACATGTGAATCCCGACATTCACTTGACCGGAATACCACCCATTGCATCCCATGAATATCATGCCACCCAGGTTGGATATGCGACTGGATCATCGCATCAACAACCGTTGCCGACATTATTCAATTTGAATGCATTGTGGTGTATGAAGGCTTTTATTGAACGCCAAGTGCCGATTCCGTTTGATGTATTGTTCCGTTATGCGTACATTCAACCCGTTGCGGAAGAATGGGTATCCAAGTACGTCAATCCTCTTCAACAAGAAAAAATCGTGGTTCTCGTGGCAACCGAGTCAGCATTCGAATCCGCGTGTGTCATTTGGAGTTACTTGCCCAAAACAGCAAGTTTTTCGCTCCTTGTACTGCGGACGCCGTGGCAAGAGAAGAATTTTATTTCAAAGACGGAACAACTCTTTTTGGAAAGAGCACGACCAAACGATTCATGTATTGTTCTCTCATCTTTACGAGAAGTGCTGAACGTGATTTAGCTCTTTACGAGAAGTGCTGAACGTGATTTAGGGAGTCAAAAACGGTACGATATTGAAATGACGGAGTTGTTGTTCGTATTCCAAAAGCTGTTTGACGAAGCCTTGGTTTGGGCAAATCATGTGGCGTTTATGTTTTACGAATTCAAACGAAGACCGATACGGCAGTGATTTCGTTTTCATGAGATAGGCAATGATTACTGATGCGGAGCGACTGATTCCATTGTGACAATGAACGAGAACATTGGTCCCAGGTTTGTTTAAAATTGTTTCTAAATTGTGGACGATAGTTTTAAAATGAAACTTCGCATTAGCGTCGTCATTGATCCACATGAGGGTATGGTGAATGGTTGGATTAAATCGAAATGGATAGGGCCGATTGCAAAATGACACAACATGAGTGATTTTGTTTTGTTTCAGAAAATGCAAATTTAAAGCGTCGCTTGCTCTGCCCAACCATAAACGATCCAGTATTTGTGTCGCAGTGGCTTGCCCCATCCTCTCTCTTATTATTTTGATGGTGAATGACGTGAGAACGTGTTTTTTTGTCTTGCGGGCAAAAGAGGAAGGTAGATCGTGTGTGTGTGTGTGTCTGAGGACATCATAATTACATCAACCCGTGGGTAAAGAGCACAGCAGAAGAAGAGACAAAACACAAGGTCTTTTGTTACGTAGTGTTTAGTATTAAATGAACTCTTTGTTCATCGTCGTTGGCTGATACTGCGTGCAATAACACGTGACGCCCGGCAGCGAGTTCAACAACGCATCACGCGACGCACCAACGCGTACGCGTAAATGGATTTTGTTGTTGGCTTTGTTGGCTTCAGCCGCTTCTTCTTTGTTGTTAGCTTCAGTCCACACCATCACGTACTCATCGCGCTGAAGTTTTAACTCGGTCGCGTTCGTCAACACAACCTTTTCGTACCATTGCTTTAGTTGCATCACCGCCATCGCGGGATCCAATTTGAAGTCTTTAGCATCGGCCATGATTCTGCAAGGCACGTCCAGTCGTTGCGCTTTGTGTGTGTGTGTGAAAACACAAAAGCAGAAAATTTTTCTACATATGTTGACGTCAGAAAAAAGTGTACAAAACGAACGGATGATCATAGGTCTTCTTTTTTTTTAAGGGTGAGTCGCTTGCATCCACTCGCACCGTACATCAACGATAACGGGTGCCTCCCCGTGTTTCGTCGCGCAAAAGATGCGTTTAAACACTTCGACGAACAAGATTTTCGCCGTCTCCGTCCCGACTTCGTTCAGCCGAAGAAGAAATCGGCGTATGAATGGATTAAGGTGGAGTTTCCCGACGAACCGTCTCATGCCAACGTCGACTGTTATCATAAGATCGACAAAGTCGCAGGATACGAACTCATACCGCTGTTCCCGCCGCGGTATTTCGATTCTGGCCGCTGGTCGAAGTTGAATGCGGTGGACCAGGTCGCCGAAATTCAGCGATCATCGCGCGTATTCCGTCTGTTCCGACGTGTGGCGGTAAAATGGAGCAATGGCGTGCTTTCCGTCGCGCTGTGTCTGTCGCGCTGTGTCTCTCACACGAGCCCCGCTCATAAAAAACCGCTTCTTTTTTTTCAGACACGCGCCTCGCTTGTTTAGTTGTTGTGTTGTTGTCGTGTTCGTGAAAAAGAAAAAGAAGCGATTTACAGCGTTTTATGCAAAATGTAAGCCGCCACAATCGAGAGCAGCTCCGGTATACCGATACAATAGAGAGCTGTGCGCAGTGTTGATAATAGACCGTCGCGGTATTGCGTCTGCTCCTGCACCACCGTATCAAACGCGGCCAAAAGCTGATACAATTGCTGCTGGTATTGCAATTGCTGCTGGTATTGCAGATTTTGATTTTGAGTGTCACGAAACGCATGAACGATGAGATCGCGTGCGCATTTTGATTGATCGGAGTGTAGATCGACACCATCACCATCCAGCATTGCGCACGCCAACATGCCGTACACCATATCCGCATCCATTGTATGCGTAGTTGCATATTGCACGAGTGACAGTAAGGGGGATCCGCGACGCCGTTCCACGCTGTTGAGCACCGCTGCATTGCCATAGTTACGAGCCAACAGTGTGTACCACAGCGGCAGGTCCTTTGGGGTGCAAAAGTGCGGCGAATCGCATGCCACGTGCAATACTGTTGTACCGCTAGCACCAGGGTCAATTGCAATGGCGTGCGTGTCACTGGCGTTGGCGGCAGGGCACAGGTCCAGCAAAGAAATAGCCGCGCGCGGGTACCAATCCAGTGCGACACATAAGGATGATCCAGAAACAACGCTGTATATGGTCTTATCGTTCACGCAACTGCGAAGGCCGTACGACAGAGACAGTGCTACGCCCCAATGTACTGCTGCGTCAATCATTTCCGCAGCTGTTACAGCGTTGGCTTCTGTTGCTGCAGCGCCTGAACCGGCTTCTGTTGCTTTTGTTTCTGTGGGCCCGACGTATACCAGTGTATTATCGCTCAACGGAGCGGTATTCGTGTAACCAGCATATATCCGCAGCTCTTGATTGCGAACGAGCCATATGAATAGGTCACCACCAGCGTTGCCGTCATAGCCGCACGCAAAAGGCGGCGCGCGATCGCGAATGGCCAGATCCCCGGGTGTCAGTTTACCTATGGGTTTACCAGCGGCTTTACTGTCTTTACTGTCCTCTGAAGCCGAGAGATTGTCCAGATCGTTCAATGCCGCGTCCACGAGTTGTAGTGGAAGATGATGATCTGTGGACATATGGCGAACCTGCACGCGCTTGTAAACCGGCGTATTATTTTCCGCAGTGGTTGCATATAACACGTCGCATGTGTGTGACCGAGGCGGGAGTACACTCGTTACATCACGCCCGTACCACAGAGCGTATTGCAGTGCGATGCGTCCGGCTTCCAGCGCCTTCGGAGACAGTGGCTTAACCAGAGCACCACCCACACCACCAGTAGAAGCGGCGGATTCCATCACTGCACGAGCCGCAGCCACCCCAACCCGCGCACGTCGCAGACATTCAACACCAGATTCAACACCAGATACCAGAAGCTCCGATGACATAGGCGATCCGTTTTAGAATCAGCACCAGCTGCTCATCACCCAACAAACACAGCCCACTTGAGTTGAATTCCACACATGCAAAAAAACACAAAACGTTCTGTGTGACATGAAGTGTGCGTTGAAAGACGACAAAGGAACCGAGAGAGCAAGTGTTTTTTTTTGT